AGGCCACCACGTCGCTGCGGTACCATTTCTCGCTTGCTGCCTCGTGGTATGCTTCGAGCAGGTTCTCCCACGAGTATATTCTCTCCAGAAGGGAGGGCCGGTTTGATGTTTCCATGTCCTCGCTCCTTTACTGTCAAAATAATGGCCCGCGTGTGACACTCCTTGGCGCGTCCGTTCCCCTATGGCCGCCACACCATAGGATCCCGGCCGCCTTCACCCGCTTATGAGGGAACGGCCAGCCTCCGCGGTTTGCCCGCCGCCTCTGGCGACTTTCGCCAGCAGACTGCACGGGCGCTGATCTTTGGCCTTGACGGCCGGGAAATGCGTCCCTTTTGCCTTGCTGTTTCTGCTGAGCCGTAGCCCGCAGACCAAAAACGAATAAGGCGAGAGCGGAGCGGAAGCCCACGTTCCAGTTCACATTCGCGCGGGAGTTGTTGCCGTTGAAGTAGAACACACCAGCGTTCGCACCGTTGTTCCAGTTGCCCCCGCGGATCACGCAGCGCCTCCTTTTTTCTCGACACATTCCCCACGGGCTCACACGTTCGACTTTTTCCAGCCGCCGAGCATACGCCCGATTTCGTTCAGTTCTTTGCTCCAGACTTCGTGGAGCCCCGGAGAGATCAGGCGATCCTCCGGCGAGACTGCCGTGTCCACCAGAGTGCGCAGCACGTCCAGCTTCGTGTCCATTTTGTTCTGGAGCTCCAGCCGTCGGTTGCCCCGCGAGCGGTTGGCCTCAATGCAGAGCTCCAGCATTTCCATGAAGGCGTTCGTCATGTGTTTGCGGTACTCGAATTTCTCCGGCCGTCTCATATTCTGGGTGCGCTCAGCTACTCGGATCATGCTCCGGGTGATACGCTGGCGCAGCTCTAAATTGTCCATGTGTTACTCCTTAAAAGGGTAGGGACGGCCCTTTGGTGGGGGCCGCCCCTTGCCAGATTTTCAGATTGCCAGATTACCCGATATTCGGGATATAAGCGGAGCGGAAGCCCACGTCCCAGGCCACAAACGCGCGGGAGTAGTCGCCGTCGAAGGAGAACACACCAGCGGACGCACCGTAGCGCCAAGAGCCCCCGCGGAACACGCAGCGCTCGGCTACGCCGTTATTCAGCCAGTAGTAGTCGCCCTCGTAGTCGGCCTCAGTTGCGCCCTCGTCAGGCAGCAGCGCCAGAGAACGCAGCAGCACCTTGGTGGCCGCGCCGATCGCAGCGGTGCAGGTGACGTTCGCAAAGAGACAGCTCCGGCTCTGGTCTGCGAGGCTTGAAATGGTGGTGCTATATGTCCACTTGCTGCTCACATAGTCCAGTTTCACGGTGTTGCCGGAGAGCTTCGCGGAGCCTGAGACGGTACACTCAGGATCCACCAGAGAGCCGTCGGCCGCGTTGATTGCCTTCCAGCACACGCTCGTCTCGTTCTGCGGGTTGTCAGGATCCGCGGCGTCATTGTTTGCAAGGATCTGGAGCTCGCCCCATACGAAGCGGATCCCGCCCTGCCATTCCCACACGTTGCCGTTCAGATCCCAGATACCGCCCATAGTCTTGTCGTGGCTCCATGTGAGCGGGCCGGTGCCGGTTGCTACGCGGCCGGTGCGTCCGCTGTCGGTTGACGTGGGGATCGCCTTGTAGTTGCTCTCTCTGGTGTCCTTGCCGTAGTTGTTGTTTCCGTAGGGCATGAAGCCGTTCTTTTTGCACCAGAGAGCGATCGCGGCCCACTCCGCATTAGTGGAGAGGTGCCAGCCGTGGCCCTTCGCCTCGCAACGTGCGCGGGAGGTGTCGAAGTCAATATTTACGGCCGGATCCTCGCCGGGCAGACTGTACGCTGCCGTCACGTTGTAGCCTTCGGTATTGATCGCGGCGTGGACGACGTTCTGGTACTTGGAGTAGTAGAAGCCGGGAATCTGGACGCCGTTCACGATAAAAGCGGGGTGGATCGAGTCGTTGCCGCCGGTCAGCACGTCGCTGTTCTTAAATGCCGGGATATACACCAGCACGGAAGGGAGATCGGTTTCGTCCACCTCGATCGTGTTGGTAGGGCACACGCTTTTGAGTGCCAGCATGGAAAGATCAAAATTTGCCATTGTCATGTCCTCCTTGTCTTATTCAATGCTCCAGAGAATAACGGTCACGTCGCCCATGTCGAGCGGGTTCTTGTCTCTCTGTACGGTGGTTTTCTGGTTCACGCTGTCGCTGCCCTCGGCCTCGTCCTCTGCTGCCGGAGCTTCGGCTGTTTCCTCTGCCGGGATCTCGGTTTCGGTGTAGGTTGCGGCCGGGATCATTACCTGCGCCACATAGCGCAGCCCGGAGCCGGTGCCGATCGTCAGGTTGCCGGACTTATCGCGGCAAATATCCACCTCCACGTCCCAGTCCTTCTGGTACTTGGCCGCGTTCAGCATGATCTCGTCGTCGCCGAAGATCAGGCGGGTGCCGCTCTGCTCGAAGTCGATTTTCTGGCCCGCGTTCTTTTCGGTCACGGTCACTTTGTTGGTTTTAGCCATTTTACATTCCTCCTTTAATTCTTAGCTTAATGGTTGCGCTTTTGGCGCTGCCGTCATAGGCCACCTTGAAGCCGTTCAGCATACGGTCGAAGATCCTCACGTCGCCGACGTTTCCGTCGTGGGCGGTGATCTCGGCCTCCACGGTGTAGTCCGTGAAGTTTCTCACGGTGTTGAGGGCGATCGTCTGGGTGGAGTTGTTGAAGGGGTAGCTCTGGCTATTGCTGAGCGTTACCGTCTTTTCCTCCGTCGCCACCTGATCGGCCGTGAGCCCGCTCTGGATAATCAGCAGGGCAGCCGCGAGGTGCGCGTCTGAAATGCCGCCCTCCATGTTGTTGAAGTTCCCGGCACTCTGAGGGGTGCCTTCCTGAATGACTTCCTCTGTCTCTTGGTCTTTTACTTCGTCGATCCAGTGGGTGTTTCTGTACATGTCCTTGTTCCTCCTTCCTTTAGGTTATTACTTCATAAATCGGGATCGTGAGCTTCACGAGGACGCCCTGCTGGCTCACCTTTTCAATGACGCGCTGCTGGTAGGCTGCCACCTCTCCGCGCACGTCAATGAGGCGAGAGGCCGAGATCGTACACTCTACGGCGTCCAGTGTCGGAAACGTCGCTAAAATCACCAGCGTGTCGCCTTCGATCGTTTTCTTGTTAATGGTTCCGCGGTGCCACGTCGCGCCCACCTGAGCCTCTACGGCGTGGATCGAGCGGAGCCACTGTTTCCTCCGGTGCTCCATGAAGCTGTCGTAAAAATACGCCATTCGTGTGCCCTCCTTTCTGTTTATTCACCGCAGCGCCGTGTCCCACACCTCACGAAGCTATACGCTGCACTGGTGAGGCCCGCCGCTGTAGCTGCCTTGTTGGTTATAGCCGCGCCTTTTGTCCCAGCTCCCCGCGTCCCACACCTCACGAAGTCATACGCCCCGCAGGCGAGGTTTGCGGCTGCTGCCGCCTTGTTGGTTATAACTGCGCCTTTTGTTCCGGCTCCCCGTGTTCCACACTTTACGAAGTCATACGCTCCGCAGAAAAGCCCCGCAGCTGCGGCCACTTTTTTTGCTATGCCTGCGCCTACGGACAAAATGCGCGGATAGGTGCCGCAGGCAAGGGATCCGGCCCCTTTGTACCCGTATCCGGTGAACTC